TGTATGGAGAATATAGTAGCGACAACCCTGCATTTTCCGGTGCTACTGCTCTTGAGAATGCAGAGTTCTATTGTTTGACTGATGACTATAATGTATACAAGTGTCTATTCAATAACAATGATAACCCATCTTCAGTACGTCCAACTGGTACTTCAACAGTGCCTATTACTTTAGATGACGGTTATATTTGGAAGTACATGTATACAGTTCCTCTGTCAGTACGTAACAAATTCTTGACAGCTACTACTATGCCAGTTGTCACAGCGCTTTCAAACCAATTCTATTCTAAGGGATCGATTGTTTCATTTACAATTGAAAATCCTGGAAAAAAATATCCTATTACATCATATAAAGTTACAGGATTTAGAATTACTGATGGTGGTTCTGGATATGCTTCTACTCCAACCATTACTCTTTCGAACCCCGACCAAGTTGGAGGTGTTCCAGCAACTGTTGGTTCTGTTACGCTTTCGGGTGGACAAGTTAGTACTTTAAGTATTAGTAATCAGGGCTCTGGGTATTCGTATCCTCCAATTGTAACCGTTACTGGTGGAGGCGCTTCTCGCCAAGCAACACTTGAACCAATTGTAACTCGTTTAAGTAACGTATACACAACGCTAACTGTAACTGGTGACGGTTACCTTGAAGAGAATCCATATCAAGTTCAGTCTATACAAGTTGTGACTGGTGGAACTGGATATGCAACAGCAACATTGTTGTTTACAGATCCTGATCTTCCTGGAGGAATTAGAGCTTCAGCAACAGCAACTATTTCTGGCGGAATGGTTACTGGATTTACTGTTACTAATCCTGGGTATGGATATTCTAAACCTTTTAATTCAACACTGCAAGATCCTAATAACACAGTTGGTAATATTGTTCTTGTGCAAGCCACATCACTTGCAGGACAAACTGCAAGCGGTTTAACATTCCGTGTTACAACTAAGAAGAATGAGGCAGAGCTAGTTCCATTGATTAATGCTAATGGTCAAATACAATCTATCCAAATCACCAAGCCTGGAATTGGGTATACATACGCGCTAGTTACAGTAAATACTTCTCTAGATCCAACGACTGATCCAGATTTTGAAGCAGCTTCTATTCTTCTAAACTTTGGCATTGGTGATATTGAATCACGCCAATCGACTGTTGAGTTGACGGCTGTAGATGGAGCAATCCACGTTATTGATGTTGTCAATCCGGGATTCGGCTATACGTCTGCGCCAACAGTTACTGTGATAGGAGATGGATCTGGATGTACTGCTCATGCAGTTCTTTCAGCAACAGGCGGAGTGCAAAAAATTGTCGTAGATAGTATTGGATATAATTATACCAAAGCCACTGTTGCTATTACAGGACCATCAGCATCTCCTGCAATCGGAGATATTATCATATCTCCAAAAGGTGGCCACGGGCGTGATGCTATTAGTGAACTATATTCTAAGACTCTTGTTTTCCATGGAAATCTTTCTAAAGAAAAGAACAAAGGATTTACTGCAACAAATGATTACCGTCAGGTATGCATTATCAAGAATCCAAAAATATATGGAAAAGAAATTAACTTACGCTCAGCGTTATCTTCGACATGTCTAATTGCCATAGGCACTAAAGGACAAAATGGATTCGGCTTGCTTAACATTGATGATATCGTTTCATGGACAGACACTACTGTAACTCCAAATAGAACATACACATTTAGAGTTATTGAGAAAAATAGCAATTACTCTACTACAGAAGCAGCGCTGCTATTATCATATTTAGACAACAAGATTCCTAATTCTGGTGCTACATTTAGTAAAGTTGGAGCAGTGTTCAGTACTACGAATATCATTACACCAGATGTCAATAAATTTTCTGGTGATCTATTAACTATAGACAATAGACTAAGATTCTCCCCGTCTGATCAGCAGATTGTAGTTGTAACAAACTCAATTACTTTCTAAGAAACAAGATAAATATATCAGATCTAGAGCATTTCTCTAGATTTTACAATTTAATTCCGTAAGAGAAAAAAGCATGGCACTAAACTTCAATATTGAACCCTTCTACGACGATTATTCCGAAAATAAAAAATTCTATAGAATTTTGTTCCGTCCTGGATATGCAGTTCAAGCAAGAGAATTAACTCAGCTTCAAACGATTCTTCAACAACAGATCAAGCGTCATGGCGATCATATGTTCAAGAATGGTGCTATGATCATTCCTGGACAAATTTCGTATGATTCTAATACTTCGTATGTTAAGTTAAAGGCATCAACTTCTTCTAGCGCTTCTGTTAAAACATTCTCGGTATTATCTTCAGTTATTGGAAAGACATACCGTGGACAAACATCAGGCGTTGAAGCACTTGTTCTCACAGCAACTCCTCTTGAAGTTGTCAACAATCTTACCGAATCAGATACTTTATTTGTTAAGTATACTCGTGGTTCTGGAACATTCTCTTATGGAGAAATAATTTCTCCTATTGATGGATCTTCTGGCTTAGATCTTCAAGTAGAAGAATTAGCACTAGATGCAAATTCTCTAGGACATGGTACTACTGCTACGATTCAAGAAGGTGTTTATTACATAAAAAACCATTTTGTATTCGTAGAAGCTCAAACGACAGTTCTTGCAAAATATAGCGATGTGGCTAGCGCTAAAGCAGGTCTTCAAGTAAACGAAAGTATTGTATATCCAGAAGAAGATGAAAGTCTATTAGATAATGCATTAGGTTCTCCTAATTACGCTGCACCAGGTGCTGCGCGTTATTACATCGAACTTGATTTAACAAGTAAAGCTTATGATACTGTTACAGATGATGACGAATTCATCACTTTATTAACAATTAAAAATGGTGTTGTTCAATACTTAGTTGATAAAACTGCATATGCTCAAATAGAAAAAACTCTAGCTCGTCGCACATATGATGAATCTGGCGATTACACTGTTCGTGAATTTCCTATACAAGTGCGTGAATATCGCAACAATGATCGCGGTGCTTGGGCAAATAATAAAACATATATTAAAGGCGATATTGTTACATCAGGCGGACTTACATATAAGTGTGTAACACAACATACTTCAGCTTCTTCTGGAAGTTTTGCAGTAGGAAGTAATTGGCTTGCAGATACTACTGCTCCATATAACTATGGATTGTACCAAGGACCAACCTATTCGCTAAGTCCTTCAACAGATATCACTCCTCTTACAAACAAAATTTCTCTTTCTGTCGAGCCTGGAAAGGCATATGTTCGCGGTTATGAAATAGAGAAGATAGTTACACAATATCTAACACTTGATAAAGCTCGTGATTTGTCTAAGTATGAAACTAAAACTATCGATACAAGTCCAGGAAATTATGTTATTGTAAGTTCTACTAATGCGTTACCAGATATTAATACTGATGTAACGGTTTATGACAAGTATGGAAGCGCTGGTGCTACTCCAGCTGCGGGTAATGTAGTTGCTACAGGTCGTATTAAACACATTCAACTTAATACATTAAGTCCTCTTACATATAAAGTATTCTTATTTAATCTAACAATAACTTCAGGAAAATACTTTTCAAGAGATGCAAAGTATCTATATTCTGCTACGGGTGGTAGTGCTGCTACACGATTCACAGGACGTATAGTTCCTACTCTAAATCAATTAACTGGTATACTTTCTGGATCTGCATCAAGCACTACTGTAACAGGCGTTAACACTACATTCATTCAAGACTTGAAAGTTGGTGATTATGTTTCCATCAATTCATCTGCTTATCAAGTAACTGCAGTTACAACTAATAATTCAATTACTATTGACACTGCAATTACTATTGTTACTGGAACATCAATCTATAGAGTAGAAGCTACGATTTATAATCCTCAATCTTTGCTTTCGTACTATACACTTCCAGCATACGCAGTAAATGACACTCAGAATTTGAATTATTCTTTCTACAAGAAATACACGACTTCTAGTAGCGTAACTACTGCAACAGTTACCGAATCTGGTTATACATTTGGTGCAAAAACTGACACGAATAATTATGTAGTAGTCGATGTAACTACCGGTAGTCATTTAACATATGTTTCAGGAAGTCCTACTTCTGGTCAATTTACTTTAACCGGTGATACTACTTCATCTGCTACATTTACATTTGGTGCTTCTGGTACATACACGATTGTATATAATATCAGAAAAGCAGTTGATGGATCTAGTGCTCGTCTTAAGACATTAACTAATATAACAGAAACAGTAACTCTTGTAAGTGGAGCTGCAACACTTTCCAAAGCCGATGGTTTTGAATTGTTGAGTGTTGTAAGTTCTGGTACTGATATCACATCAAAATTTAAATTTGATAATGGATTGAAAAATTCGCACTATGATATGAGTTCAATTAGCGTTCTTCCAGGACAAACTGCTACTGGTAACGTAACAGTCACTTATAGTTATTTTAATCACGCAGGATCTGGTGATTATTTCTCGATAGATTCATATACGCACGGAAGTTCTAATATCGCATATAACGAATTAACATCAGATCGTATTAATACTATTGATTTTCGTCCTTTACGTAAGAGCGATGGCACATTCACATCTGTTGTGATTCCTAAGTTCGGCGAAGAAACAGATATTAACTATAATTATTATCTAGGACGTATTGATAAACTTTCACTAACGACAGTTGGTGAATTCATTATTACTCGTGGAATACCAAATGTATATCCATCAGTTCCAGCGTCTCCAAAAGATTCAATGGATTTATATACTTTTAATATCGAACCATATACATTTACTGGTTCAACTGCTAGCGTTGTTCCAAATAAAATAGAGAACAAACGATATACGATGAGAGACATTGGTCGTCTAGAAAGTCGTATTAATAACTTAGAATATTACACAACATTATCTCTATTAGAACAAAATACCATTAATAATAAAGCATACGATAACTATGGTTTAGAACGCCCACAGAATGGTTTCATTGTTGATGATTTTACTGGCCAAGGCATAGGTTTATCTACGTCTTTGGATTGGAGAGCATCAGTAGATATTAAAAATGGTGAACTTCGTCCATTCTTTACACAAGCACATATCGGTCTTCTTGAAAATATCGGAACTAATTTAAGTCGTGTAGGACGTAATTATGAAGTTAATGGAGATCTTGCAACTCTTAAGATTGTTTCTACAACTCCTTTAGTATCTCAACCACGTGCTTCTCATGCAGAATCCGTGAACCCATTTAACATATTCGTATTTAATGGATTGCTTGAGATTGTGCCTTGGAATGATACTTGGTTTGAAACACAGCGTCGTCCGGATATTATTATAAATGACACAAGCCAATATGATGCTTTGGTTAGCAAAGCAGAAGCCGAAGGCGTATTAGGTACTGTTTATAGATCTTGGAGTGTAAACTGGGGTGGCGAACGTATTACTGGCACTCAGCGTTTTGAAGCAGATCGCCGTGGAGGAGATGGTGGCGCTGCACTCGATCAACAGTTTGGTTTAGGGCCAGCAAACGCTGGATGGGCTCATCGTATTGTAGATGTTGAAACATTCGCAAGAGATGGAACTAAGACATACTCTGGTGGAACAAACACTTTCATCAAATCAAACGTAACTGATAAGATTATTGATGATCGTATTGTTAACACAGAATTGATTCCATACATGCGTTCACGCAAGATATTATTCCGTGGTGATAGTTTCAAGCCAGAAACAAGAATGTATGCATTCTTCGATGCTATAAATGTTGATAGCTTTATAACTCCAGCTAAAATAATGCAATTCATACCGTATGGTACCACTACAATTCCTACATTTGCTACTAGCGTAAACGTTGGATCTAATATAAACAATGACGATCGTAAGACTTCTGGAAATGTAACTACTGCGTATTCTTACGGTGAAGTACTTAAAGAATTTGTTTCTGTAAATAGTGGTACGCCTACTGCAACGGGTGTTACATGTATTGTATTGGGTCAAGAAACTTACGGTGGTGTTAACTATGCTTACATTGATAATATTAGAGGAGGAAGTCTTGGATCTGATACTACTACAAATTCATATTATCTAGTTGCTGAATTTGATTCTGCTCGACGTATTAAGAAGACAACTATTTCTTCACCTTCTACATTAGTGACTACTTATACTGGTCAATTATTCGGTACATTTGATATTCCAAATGGTACTGGTATGAGTTTCCGTACTGGAGTTAAAACATTACGTTTTACAGACAATGCTGCAAACATTCGTGCTAATGCTGCTACTTCAGCAGAAGCAACATATAGTGCTAAGGGTATTTTAGAGACATATGAAAGAACAATTCTTTCTACTAAGACTGCTGAAATTGTAACTGAAAAGATTCCCGACAAAACAGAAATTATGCCACCACAAACGGGAGCACGTGTTGTTTCTGACACTGGCTGGTTCGATCCATTAGCTCAAACATTCTTAGTTGATGTTGAAGGTGGAGCATTTATTACAGATGTTGATTTATTCTTCGCTCAGATAGATCCAAATGTTCCTATGAAAATTCAGATACGTAATGTCGTTAACGGATATCCTGGCGGTATGGTTATTCCATTCTCTGAAGTTGTGAAGCGTCCATCAGAAGTTACTACAAGCACAAATGCAACTGCTGCTACTAATTTCAAATTTAGAAGCCCAGTGTATTTACAAAATGGTGTTGAATACGCACTAGTCGTTATTTCTGATTCTGCTAAGTATAAAATATGGATAGCTCAAGCAGGTGAAGTTGATGTAAATGGATCCGGCTTAATTTCAGAGCAACCATATGCTGGTGTTTTATTTAAATCACAGAATGCTTCTACATGGACTCCTGATCAAAATCAAGATCTTAAGTTTAATATTAATAGAGCAGTATTTGATACTGGATCTACTGCAACATTGAATTTGATTAATCAACACGTAACAAGCGATATCAATTATGATTTAGCAAGCATCATGGTTAATAGAATTGTTCTACCTGGAACAAGTGTTACATCATTTATGAATAACGTTAATGCTATTTCAGGAAACAATATTGCCGTAGGTTTAGAAGAAGATATTCTTTTTGATCAGCCACAAAAACTCGCTGATTACATAGAAGAAAACGGAAATGCTTCTTTTAGCACTAGCATTCAATTCTCTACAACTAAAGAAAACATTTCTCCTGTTATTGATTTAAGCCGCTGTTCAGCAACTCTTGTTTCTAATATAATTGACTCTACAACTGTAGACAATGAAACTTATCCAGAAATTGGAAGTGCTGCTGCCAAATATGTAACTAAACAAATTAAACTTAATCAGCCTTCTACACACTTTAGAATGTTGTTCGATGCTCACGTTCCAAACGATGGATGGATTGACGTATATTATAAGACTGGTCTTCAGTCTACTGATTTTTCAAGTCAGAATTATGTAAAGCTTCCAGCATCTGCTTTCAAGAAATCCTATACATATACTGACAACCCACGCTTGTTCTATGAAGTTGAAGCACAACTTGATGTGAATGAATATGATATTGTACAGGTTAAGATTGTTATGAAATCTACAAATTCTTCAAAAGTTCCTAGAGTGAAGGCGTTGAGAGTTATTGCATATGCATAATATTGTAGAAATAGAAGGAGACAAAACTCTGGCTCGAGATATCTCGAGCCATGCCGTTATAGCGGTGTCTCCCGATAAGCTCAATGAATATCAAGCAAGAAAAAGAATCGCTGAGCAAAAGGCAAGCGAATTAGCTCGTCAACAAGAAGAAATTGAAGAGCTTAAAGATGATATAAAACAAATAAAATCAATGCTTCAAGCATTATTGCAAAGGTAAGCTATGGCACTAGTTTTTAGAACAGATCAAACAACACCGTTAACAAACGAGCAAGTAGATAATAACTTTAAATATCTACGAGATGAAATTAACTTAAAATATAGCATAAGTGATTTTACTGCTCCTAATATTTCTTTAAAGTTAAGAACAACTACTGGTATTCAGACTTCATATGAATTAGCTCAAGCAAATGCTTTAAATGCTTGGTCAATTCGTGACTTAGCGCCAAGTTCAACTTTACCAGTTACGACAGATAAATCTTCTATCGTTTCACGTAATTCCAGTGGTAATATTGTTGTTGGAACTGTAACAGGCAATTTAACAGGCAATGCTTCTAGTGCTACTGTTGCAACTACTGCAGGAAAATTAACAAACGCTGTAAATATTAATGGTGTTGCATTTGATGGAAGCGCTGCTATCACAGTAACAGATAGTACTAAACTTCCATTATCTGGTGGAACAATGGCTGGAAAGTTAAATCTAGTCAACGTTGCATACTTATATGCTCCTATTAATTTAGGTATTGCTGCTCCTGATGCAAACGCAAAAGTTAACGGAGATCTTTGGGCTACTAGTGCTGGTTTATTCTATCATGCAGCTGGATCTACAAATCAAGTTGCGCAAATAGAATCTCCAACTTTTACGGGTGTTCCAAGAGCACCTGGATATAGCTCAACTCCAGATCAAATAGCAACTCTTTCTCACTTGTCTGCAACTGAAACTACGTTACAGAATTCAATTAATCTTAAAGCTCCTCTTGCATCTCCAGCATTAACTGGAGCGCCAACCGCACCTACAGCTACAGCTAACACTAATACTACACAAGTTGCTACCACTGCGTTTGTAAAAACGGCAGTTGATACTAAAGCAACTGAATTAACATCTAATTATCAATCGTATACAAATACAGCAGTTGTTACATATAGCAATGCTGTTAATGCGTTATTGGCGGCAAAAGCTGCACTAGCTTCTCCAGAATTAACTGGAACTCCTACGGCTCCAACTGCTTCTCAAGGTACAAATACTACTCAGATCGCCACAACTGCATTTATTAATTCTGCAGTAGCTGCACTACAAGCAAATCTTAATTCAGCAGTTGCTGCTTTAAACGATGCAATCGCATCTACGCGTCCAGTGCCAGTAGCATCAGTATTTTACATTGCTACTTCTACAGTTCCATATGGATACTTAGAGGCTAATGGTCAAGCAATATCAAAATTAACTTATAATGATCTATGGGTTGCTCTTGGATCACCAGCTCCACAAGCAGGCGATGCAGTAAATACATTTAGAATTCCAGATCTACGTGGAGAATTTATACGTGGTTGGGATCACGGCAGAGGTATGGACTATGGCCGTACTATAGGATCATGGCAAATAGGTTCTTTACATCTTCACAATGATGACTCTGATGGATTCACCGGCGGGTGTTGGTCAAATATGTGGACCGAGCAATTCGGCTATGATTATGATACTACTCAACGCGGTAGCGGCAAAGCTAATCAAATGGGTTATGACTCAATGACATTTGAATGGCTTGCTGCGTATGCAGCAACTACTCCTTTTAATTGGAGTTCAAATAATCCACCAATTTCAGAAAAAATCGACTGGAGATTTGGAAATATGGCTGAGCCGGGTATCAGTCTTCTACCAAACGCATTGGCTAAGAGTAACCATTGGATTTATATGGGTCGCCCACGTAACGTTGCGCTAATGCCTATCATTAAGTGGTAATAAATAATAAAGATATCTAATAGGGCTTTTACATGGCAAATATTCTTTATAGAGGTTCAAGCTATACCACTGCAAATACCGCAGGTAGCAAAAACGCGCCTTTAACAAACGATGAAATCGATAGAAATTTCTATTCTCTCGATTTATTAAAATTTGATAAAGTTGGTGGT